ATTCAAGGCTCTGTATGTGGCCTGCATGCAATATGTCAAAGCATCCGTTGGTGACCACAAGCTTGAAGTCACGGCTCGCAAGAGAATCGTATGGCACTATCTTTGACTCGCTGCCAAGGATGGCACGACTTGCCCTCTCCATGTCTATTGGCTTGTTGTGCTTGTCCGTGACATAGGTCGACCCCATCTCAAAGGCGAACTCAGCCGACCTTCGCACGCACACGCCATTTCCCATGCACAGCCCAAGGAATGCTATGAAGCAATCGCCAGCGCCTATGACACTGTTTACGGACGATGGTTTCCTTGGGCTCTTGTATTCGAAAAACTCACCATCAACACCACTAAATCCAGAGCCCTCAGCCGTGACTATGACCGACTGGCATGCCGTTGCACTCATGATCGACATTGCCTGGTCACGGCTTGACGACTTGCCGGTGAGAGACCTTGCCTCCGATGTGTTTGGCTTTACAAGCGTGCAGCCACGCCACTTCATGAGATCATTCTTTGGGTCAACAATTCTGATTGGGCATGGATGTCTCGCAGCAAGGCTTGAGACAACAGAGCTGGCAAATACACCCTTGTCATAGTCGGAGAATATGAGCACATCAAAGTTTGCCCCCATTATCTTGTCGGCAAGTTCCTTGGCAGCAGCTTTCAGCTTCCCATCTTCCATTCCGCAATGGTGCATCTCAACATCCCATCTGTATGTCGGAAAGTCGCCATTGTAGAATCTTTTCTTCCTTGGGATTAAATAGGGATCAATCTTAACGCATAGTGATGTGTCGACATCATGAGACTTCAGCATAGCTTCCGCTTCATCATCAAGGAACGAGCACAATAATGTTTCGTGGTTAAAATTGTCAAGCTGGTAGGCAACATTTGCAGCACCACCTGGGAGAACCGCAATTGGGCTGGTGGTTTTAGAGTGCATCACCGGTATTGGGAATTCTGGTGATATCTTGCGAACGCTCACATCATAATATTCATCAAGCATAGAGTCACCAACAACGCCTATGCGTATGGAGCTCCCCTTGATTCTTTCGAGAATTTCCTTCATGATGGCACCCAAGTAGCTGTGAATTACTTGAGTTACCAAGACATTTATTTGTTAGACATGCCAAGCCTCAATGCCTTAGCCACCCACTCATCTTGCTCCCGCTTGTTCTCGGAATCGATGGAAGGCATTTGCACGCCATGGAGAGCCTTGGCGACAGCCTCAACCTCAAGCCGTGTCAGCCTAATCCCACCACGATGGTCATGGTAATCCTCCCAGGCCTCAATTGTCCATGGCACAAGCGGCCTTATCAATTCGAGCATGGCCTCGGCAAATACCCTGATTTCCCACTGCGCATGAGAGTCGCATCTAAGCGCAAGAAAATGCAGAAGATTATGAAGATCAACTTTCCAGTACCAACTTGTGTAAAGATTGACTGGCAAAAGCATCCTAGCTTGTTCCCTTGATATCCCATCTGACATGGCCTTCTCATAGGCCTTGTATGATTTAGAGCAAATCTCATCAATGTCGGCCATGAATCCCAAGGCTGACGATTCCTCGATTGACGCATCACCGCCCTGCTTGTTCGTTGATGATTGCTGCCTAACATTGCCATTGGTCGGAAGGTAAAACTCATCCTTCATCACGGAGTACCTTCCGCTGTACTCATTAACATTCGCAGTCCTATGGCGTATCATTTGCCTTGCCACAAAGATTGGAAGCTTCATGGCGAACTTGAATTCAATCATCTCGAATGGGGTTGTGTGCTTGTGCCTAAGGAGGTATCTAATAAGGCCACGATCCTCATTGACTGTCTTTGTTCCATCGCCATAAGACACCCTTGCCGCCTGGCAGATGGCATAATCAGCCGTCTTTCTGTCCTTTGGAACAATCCTTGGCATCATGTCAACGATGGTGACATGTCCATGGTCAAGGCAATCTATGGTCTTATTTGTAAGGTTGTCAAGAATGTCATGCATGGTTTTTCTCCTAGCATGACATTCTCCCAGAAATCATGAGATTATCAAGACAACACACCAGATATTTTTTCCCAGTCTTTTTCTGGTCGCATCTTGAGATTGAGGTCATTGGCTTTTTCCAAGAGAGAAAAATCCACACCACAAGATTTTGCTGCGGCAATAAAAGCCAAAACATCTTTTGGAAAGCATTTGCCGCCATATCCAGGCAAACCGTCGGGGCCTGGGGCCATCCAGTGTGTGGAACCCATTCTTTTGTCGGAAATCACCATGTCAACAACGGCATTGTAATCGACACCAATGGCTTCAGAATATGACTTTATCTGATTCGCAAATATGACCTTAACCGCCAAAAAGCTATTGCAAACATATTTTAGCATTTCAGCTTCCTTACGCCCGCATTTTTTGTAAGTGGCCAGTGGAAAAGCATCTTTGTAATAAGAATGAACCATTTCAACAGCCTTGTTGTCGCCACCAAGCACAATTCTGTCTTGGTTCTTAAAATCATCAACGGCATTACATTCAGTAAGAAACTCTGGATTAAAAACAACTGAAATATACGGGTTCTCACCTTGTATTTTGTCACAAGTTTCTGGAGGCACAGTCGAGCGAATAACCACAACTTGCTCACATATGCCACAAAGGTTGCAATAGCAGCTCTGCTCGGTGACACGCCTCATGTGGGCATCATTGATTTCCTTGCATACGGATTTAACAATAGAGGTGTTGCAAGAGCCGTCTTGGTTCATGGGTGTTGGAACAGAAATAAATATTGGTCCATTAGTCAAATAAACAAGCTCTTGAATTGCGCCATCCCCATGAACTGTATTTAAATGCGGCTTGTTCTTATCGTAAATTGTTATGTCAAATTTGTCTTTGAATGATTGAAGCATGGCATTGCCAACAACACCAAGGCCAACTATTGCCATATCTTTTTTCATAAAACACCAATTAATCAGAAGTAACCAATATCGCCCATAACAACTTTTTTTCCAGGGAACATTTCAAGAACCTTTGGTTTTTTTTTCTTTTTGCTAGAATCATCCATTGATGGGTATTTTCTGGCGACCATGCCACCAATTGGACGGGCAAACTTGGCTATGTCACCAGTGAATGTTCCACCTCCACCAGCGCCACCAGACATGGTGGCAATTTCATCCTTCCTCAACCAATTCTTGAATGAAATCATAATGGTGGCCCTCCCATGGCTCCCATATCACCAGCTGGCTGTTGCGGAACCCAAGCTGTGGTAAGCATCTTCTCAAGCTGTTTTCTTGTCACATAATACCTATCTGTGTCTGGCATGCCTTTATTGATAGAGCCATCCTTGAAGTAATCCCTCATGCCCTTGGTCGGCTTTATCCTTATGTAAGCTCCCTTTTCGCTGATGCTATCGGGGTCAACCTCCCAAGCAGAGAGCTTATGGGTCTGGTCACCCATGGTGAAATGGGATAACACCCATGGCTCTGATGAAAGTATGTCCTTGAGGCTTTTCCATTTTATGCCAAACTCATCCTCAAGTGACTTCATGTAGCTGCCACTTGGCGGCTTGGCCTCATCGGGCTCCGATCCTGCTTTTTTGGATGGTGTTTCGTCCATTTCCTCAACAAATCTTCTGAACCCAGTGAATAAATAACTCATACCCTTATATAGGACAACCCATGGAAAACTTCATAGAGACATTCAAGCGATCCCAGCATCTATGGGATGCCTTCAGAGAAAGAGATGAGAAGGTGCAAAAACTACTTGATGACAACCATCTCATATTCTTCTTTAAGAAAGATGGGGAAATATACGGGGCATCAGAGGATGGCAGAATGTCATTTGCCTGCCTCAACGATGATGACGAATCGGAAGTCATAAAGCGTGAAGTCAGAGTTCATGCTATAAATCTCAAGAAAAGTCTTGGTAGCGAAAAATCCGAAGTCATGTTTGACAGAGATGCCATGAAAGGCGTAAAGGTTTTAGACCGAGAAGATGTTGAGTCCATACTCCATAAACCAAAGAAAAAAACAAAATGACGCTACCGTTCCAGAAGAACTCATACAAAAGGCGATTCCAGTGTTTCGTGTGTGGGCGATCATTCGAGGACTACCAAGAGTACAGCGAGCACATCAAGACGACACACGAACTTGGCAGGGAGTATGTCATATGCCCGCTTGGCCGGTGTGGGGCTCCAGTTCGTGATCTCCGTCTGCACTTCAAATCCAAGCACCCATCAGAGCCAGAGGTTCCAAAAGTTGGACAGATGAGGGCTACCGTGTGGAAAGATATCGACCGCAAGAGCGGCAAGATGAACCAGCGCAAGCCAAGATTCAGGGAAGGATTCTTCATGTCAAACAAGAATGGCAAGGAGATGCACTACCGCAGTGGTTACGAGGTAGAAGTCTATGAGTGCTTGGAGTACCTTCCAGATGTAATCAAATATGATGTTGAGCCATTCAAGGTTGACTACATATTTGAGGGCGAGCGACACGAGTACAACCCAGACTTGAGCATATACTTTGTCGATGGCCATGTCGAGATATGGGAGATCAAGCCCGCCAACCAGACCCAACTTCCAAAAAACCACGCAAAGTGGTCCGCCTGCCAACATCACTGCGAACAGCGTGGATGGCAGTTCGTCGTTATGACAGAGGTCGGAATGGGCAAGCTAAAGAGAGCTGTCAACGAGATCAATCGCCCTTGATGATCCTAATGCTGTCTGAATCCTCATGATGGGTCGAGAATTCTATGATTCTAGCGCCATCTGAGCCAGCAATCATTTGGTGCCTCAATCCTGGCTTGACATGAAACGACATTCCAGGCTTAAGCTTTGTTGTTGCGGCCTCATCGCCGTCATTCCAATAATGCACGACATCAATCTGGCCGCTGTCACAATAAAGAACCTCATCCTTGATAACATGATAGTGCATTGAGCACTTCTTCAGCGGCTTGAACACAAGGAACTTGCCACAGTACTTATCGAAGTTGCAAACCCACTCCTCATGACCCCAACCCTTTGGAACCATGACATGTGGCGCAATCAATGAATTCGGTGCGGTCAGCTGGTTCGGCTGCATGAATATGACTTCTCTATGTAGGGTATGAGCAGGTCACGGACTTTGTAGTGGAGGTCAACTATGTCCTTGTCATTGACAAGGAAGAAATCGTAAAGCTCTGATCCTGGTGGGCCGTTGCCAACCCCATGGTTTATGGCGCCATCCCTCTGTGTTGCGACGCACCACTCTATGATTGGCCTTATCTGCGACTCCGATGGATTAGGGTCGTCATTGATGTAATTGGGCCTGTAAAGGATAACATTGATCCCCTCACGCATTCGTATGTGTTTTGCCTCATTTATGTATCGGCAATCGCTGAAGACGAGCTGCCTTGAGCTGTCACGGAGTGCGATGTCAATCCAGATATCTGGGACTATCTGCCTAAAGCCATCCCCAATGAACTGCAAGGACTTCCTTACATTCATGCTCATGCCAGGTGGCGGCGTGTCAATCCTCTTCCATTTTTCAATGAAAGACCTGTCGACATTGAATGCGTTGCAAAATGTGTCCTTAACGGCATTTGCGAACGAAGCCCTTTCCCAATGCCCTGTTGTTTTGACACGGTTCATCTCCATGGCAAGGTAATCTGCGGCTGTGTCCTTGCCCATGGCAAGCTGGGATGAGAAGCCAACTATTCGCATGACGAGATACCCCCCTAATTGTCAACACATTAATTTCATTTATAAATCATAAACAACCATCATGGACAAATCAACAGCATGGGCTGTTTTTAATGTGCCAAGCGCACTTATAATTCGATGGTAGCCTTATGAAGAAACTAGAACCAATTTGCAAGAACTGCCTCCTCTACAACCACGAAAAGAAGGAGTGCAAGGTGGCAATACTCATAGACGGCAGGGAATATCACCTGCCAGTTGACATGAATGACAAATGCCACATGGATGAACTTGGCATAGATGTCAAGCAGGTTCGCTGGTGGACTGAGGATGAAAAAGGCCAGAAGACGGACGGCAACGGCGTCGTCAAAATAGAGTATCCCGAGGGTTTCTTCGGATCAGAGGGCCAATGATATGTCATGCACTGGCCCATTCTTATATGGTGTCGAGGCAAACCCGTACTGCGGCTGCCAATGCGACACAAAGTGCTGCCCGCCTCCATGCTGCTCATCCGTAACCATCAAGTATGAGATTGGATCCGACTACTCGGTGGAATTCCCTGAGGGTTGCGATTGCGTGCTTGATGCCCCTCCAGGCATGCATGTCGGAGCCTCAACATCTGATGACTGGGAAACACGCCTCCAAGACAAGAAATTTGTACCATTCCCAAAGTTCAACAAAGAGTCCATACGCAAAAAAAGCAGTGACGGTTTCGTGTTCGCATTGGACAACAGCTGCTCTGTTCCGTGCGAGATTGTCGAGGTTACGCTGACAACCACTGGATGCTGCCTGGAGGTTGTTGGCGGTGGCAGCCCAACCACAAACTACCCAGCCAACACGCCAATTCGTCTGGTTGGGGATGGCACCGTATCGGCAACCTATGGGGCAGGCTCATGCAGCTTTGTGCTTGACATAAATGGGTCTGGAAGCAGTGTGTATCTAACGGATGGAACATCAATCTCTGTGTCGCTGACCATGGATGGGCCAAACGCAAAATGCTGCAACTACTGCCAAGTTGAGGTCATCTGCTCACCGTTCAATTTTGCCCCAGCGTCCATATTCTACCGTGCACGGTCAATTGGAAAAACCGTGCAGGGATACCTTAACGCAAAGAAACTTGCCGAGAGGGTAAAAAGACTAAGAAGAGGCAAGCCTTGATGCGTCAGTGACAACTTGCTTAACGATGTCTTCTTTCATGTTCAACAGCTTCTTCAACTTTGCAACATCCTCTTTTGCCACATCGCCAACATTCTTGTACCCAAGATCCCACAGTTTCTTTGCCCTAACCTTGCCTATGTTTGGTATCTGACACAGCTGCACAAGGTGACTCGGAACACCATGCTTTATGCGACTTCCAAGATCATGGAAGAATTTCTCCTTGCCCCATTTTCCACTCATTGTGTCAAGGGCACAAAGAACTTGCTCAAGCCTTTCAAAATCAGACTGTATGCCTCGTTGAAATCCAGCCAAAGCCATTGATCCAACTCCATTGAGGAGGTTGTAATATGCGAGGATGGCCTTCTTGCAACCTTCATTGAGGAATTTGTATTCCGAACCAAGCTCACGCCGTAGCTTTATGTCAAATGGGGCAATCTCACTTTTCTCAGCCGTGTTGGCTATCAGTGTTCTATTTCCGTATGTGTTCGCAAGAGCCACAGCGACCTTAAGCTCATTTGACTCATCTCCACTCTTGAACAAGAAGTACATGTTCCTTCTGAGTGAGGCGATATCGAACGGGCAGCAGTAAAATATGCTTGAGACCTTACCAACACTTGAAACTTCAAGAACTCCATCATTCTCATAGACTATCTCATACTTCTTGAGGTCATCAAATATAACCTTAAGCATGGTGTCGCCAAGGTGTTTGCTCTGGTTGTGCGCAAGTGACCTCTCATACCATTTCTTTATGTCATCATAATTCGATATCTCACCTTGATAAATCTCACTTACCAGATGAAAAGCAAGATTCTTGGGATCCTCTATCAACTTTGAAACAATCCTCTGTGGTGTCTTTAGCCGATCCATCTGGGTCCTGGCCTGTGAGTTTGGCAGCAGAATGTACGCATCTCCCATGGGGTCTATGCCAAGTCTTCCACTGCGACCAACCATCTGCGTTATGTTGTATGGCTCAACCAGCTCATTACCACGATGGATTCCAAGAATGATGACCCTGCGTGCTGGCATGTTGACGCCCCAGGCAAGTGTTGGCGTCGCAACAACAACACGGAGATCACCAGCAGCCTTGAATCGCCTCTCCAAAGAAACTCTTTCATCTTTTTTAAGATCGGCGTTGTGGAACTCGGCAGTTATTCCATTGGCCTTAAGGGTCTTGGTCATAAGTTCGCCAGTTCGCTTGGTGTGACTGAACACCAAGAACTTGTCATCCGGATAGTCAAGGATGATGTCCATCGCCTTATCGATCTTGTTTCTCTCCACGGCATCATAGTAGCCAGCATCATCGTCATAGTTCTCATAATGTATGCCAAGCGGCACTGGTCGGTAGCTGGAGTCAAGCACATATGTCTTCTTTTGATTCAGAGAACCAGCCATCCACTCGGCTATCTGCCCAACATTTGGCATTGTGGCGCTCAATAAGACTATCCTGCAACTCGGGTTGATCTTGGAGAATTTCATCAGCCCAACCTCAAGGTGCTCACCACGGCCAGGGACGGTCAAGAGGTGGCTCTCATCAACGACGAGCGTGCCTATGTCCTCAAGGTACTTGCTCTTCTCGGACTTGATGTTCCTAGCACGGTGGTTGAGCATCTCGCTTGTCATGATGATTATGTTCGATTGCTCAAGCTCCTTCTGCCTCTGCGGGGTTATCCTATAATCGCCCGTGCATATGGATATGTTCTGGCCTGAGAAATGGTAGTCTGGGTCGCACCATTGGTCTATTTTCTCTTGCGCAAGGGCACGGAGTGGCGCAAGGAACATGCCTTTTCCACCCCTCTCCTTGATCTCTTGTGCTATAAACATCTCTGCGATGACCGTCTTGCCTGCACTTGTCTTTGCAGCCACGATTATGTTTGCGTCCTCGTGGCACACCTCAAGGATCCTACTCTGCACTGGGTTGAATTTTTCAAATGACCATTTGGCGTGCTTGTAGGAACTTGTGGGCGCAAGATCGTTCTGGTCGGTTAAATTTATGACATTGCTCATGGTTGCTCCTAAATGCAAACAGACATCTTACCACTTGTGGTTTTTGTGGCAACACTAAGATTTTGGCATTCTGGAGCGCCATATTTCCGCTATTGACTTGCCAATCCTCAACATCTCCGACTGGCTAAAAAGGTTGCTCTTGACCTTGTTGCAAGCATAACAGCAGAGAACGATGTTGCTAAGCTCATAATGAAGGGAGTTGTCAATTCTGTCAATGCCAAGCGACTCCACATGGAGGCCAATTGAGGATTTGATGGATATGCCGCTCAGCTCAACCTCCTTGATGCCACAGTAATGGCATTTTCTTGGGGTTGAATGAAGCCAAGATTTGAATTCTGTCTCAGTCATGAGAAGCTCTGGTGGTTTGCTTCTTTTTCTGTCAACCGAGCAGTTAGCCTTCATGTTTTGATACTTCTGGCAGTCCTTGCACAGCTTCATCTTGCCAGAATTGTACCTTAGGGAAGCCTCATGTGTCTTACATCTTGAGCATGACCAAATATGCATCAAACTCCAACTTTAGGTTGAGTGTTTGATGTATCTAGTGGACGATCTTTTTTTTTAGATTAACGGTGCATGCCGAATCTCTTCATGTACTCACGGTTGACAGACTCTTGCATGGAGTCTATCATCCCAAAGAAGTCACTCACGCAGTCTGCGCCTACAAGCCAGCGGTCGATGTCCCTGTTGTTGCAAACAAAATTCAAGACTTCTGGAACATCACCTTGGTACTTGAAGTGCAATCTGCTGTGTATTATCTTCAGATTCTCGTCAGATAGTCTGTAGAAGTAGTCACGGAGAAATTGATCATGCTTTTTCATAGTCTGCCCCGCACATGAAGAATATATTTGAAACAAAAAAACTCGAAGCGCTGCTGGTAGCACGATGGTCTGAGTTTATCGACGCCCAAGCGCTCCTGGACAAAATCAAGGAATTGGTCGAGGAAAACAAGCATTCATTCGACTTCATCCCAAACACCTCCTACAAGCAAAAGGGAGCCCAGATCATGGTATCCAGGTTTCAGTACCAGAAACACGCATTTGTGGTCTGGGTGGACTTCCTCATGCCAATCGATGGAAAGAGGGTCGCCGTTGGAACGGCTGAGTTCTTTCTATCAACTACAGAAATTTTAAGCTTGTCAAAAATTTTAGGCAACATTTATGATTGTGGTTAAACCACATCAAGCCGCCTCACACTCTCACCATCCTGATTGACAAAGCTGTCCTCAAGGATCATGGCGCCATTATCATCGGCAAAGCGAAGCCCAAGATTGAATGCGTCAATGCAAGCTGTCCTGTCATTGCGGGATGCCATAACCCAGCAGTAATCGTCCTTTTTGACAAAACTGCCACTGTTGTTCTCCTGTGTGATCCCTATCTCAAGGGTCATATTGTCGGGGAGAAGGAGTTGTATATGACCATGCTTCATAAGATGCTCGACAATCATCGACTGTATCTTATTTTTGCTCACGGCACACCTCGCTAGTTAGATGAAGTAAACATTAGTTGGCGGTATGTAGCTGTACTTCAAGCCTCCATGCGTCCTGAAGGTCATCTTGCCCTTCTTCCTTGTTGGGCACGGCAAGACCACTTCGTCCTTGTCAAGATATAAAGTCCAGCAATAGATCTTCTTCATTTCCTTGTATGTCTCTATTAGGGACAACTCCATGTCCCCAAGGAACATCCTTGCAAGCTTGCAATTGACATTGATTGGAAGAAATGTGCTATAGTCGCCATAAAGCTGAAGCACATCCATGAAGTATTCGTCATAGTCGCACCTTTGGTAGTGCGCTATCACGGAATAACCATCAATCAAGAACTTTCTTGACTTAAAGATAAGAAGGTCATCCTCCTGCTCCTCCGATAAACTTTTGGGGTAATTATGCGGAATCAGGAGCTTTCCAAGCCTTTTAAGCTCCCCAATCGAACTCATTGTCTTGCTAAAATTGTTCGACATAGGCACCTTCTATGCTGTATATATCGTTAGAAGGCAAACTTATCTTTTGAAAAAGAAAAAGATTGCTCCACATAACTCTGGTTCGCATACACAAAATCATCCCAGCCAGCAGATTTGGAAAAAAACAAGCCAAAAACACCATTTTCCTCTCTATTTTCACATCCAGATATGCGACCCTTCATCCATGAGGAAAGCTCAGACATGCCATCAGAAATGGGCACATCAAAAAGCCCGAGCATATCCGCAACATCGGTGCCATCAAGCCATGCATATCCAGTCATTTTTTCACCTTGCTTGTAACTTGGAGGCAAGCCACGGTCTATGGCGGCGCCCACGAATAGCATGACCAACTTTAGGTAATTTTTTGCATCATGATAATTTAGGCATGCGCTGGAGTCCATGAACCTAAACTCTATGGTCTGACGCTTGCGATTGCACAGGTGGTATGTATTCATGGACAAGTACTTGTGCTCGCCAACCATGGAAATAAGATCACGGCTTTCAAGCATTGGATCCTCCATGTCCATGACAATATCAGATGTCGATATGAACTGACAGTACCTGTTGCGCCGGCGCCCAATAGGAACAATTGCCGACATTGCATATTCGCACTTTATCCACCAAGCGATGATGGATGCTATCTGGTCGCTAGAAAGGTCGTGAACATCGACATGGACATGAAGTGAACACCTGTCATCGGCTGAGACACGGCCATCTCGGCTAAGTGCATCCACGACGGCGCAAATCGACCTGACGCCAGCCATGCCCTTGCAAACGGGGGTGCATATTTCCATGCCACAGCTGCTATCTGGCTTTAAAATCCATGTGTCATTGTTGTGGTTGCTGCCCCATTTCTGCACATAAACCCTTTCCCGTGTGGCGGACTGTACTATGTTAGCCACCTCATGCATCCCAGAGGGCAGCCTACCAATCTCATGGCCAATTGGTCTATTCCGCATGTCAAATGAATTGACCTCTATCTCCACTCCAAAACGGCGGAGCATACATCGCCTCAGTTTTTCGCAACTGTTGTCCATGAACATCACCGGCACTTATAATTTATAATCAAACATCGGAGCAAACATGAACTGCCTAATGATAACCCTTCGGGACAAAAGAAAGTTCCTAACCAGCACCAAGAACCTAAACCAACTTATCGAGTTCGCCAAGGCGTTTGGGGCTGATCTATCAATAGTAAGCACGCAGTGCAAGAAGTCGCTGTCGCTTGACAGACTTGCCGAGGAAATATGCGACACCAACAAAAAACAAGGCGACTTCGCCTACAAGGTGTTGCGAAAAATACCAGTGTCAAATTTCAAGACAAACATAGTGTTTAAGCAAATCATAGGGACACTCAAGAGGCGTCGCCATGTGGACACCAAGCAGATAGTGAGCCTTTACAAGAAAAAGGGAATAGATGAGAAAAACATCTATTCCCAAATAACCCGTGCTAAGAAGCACATAGCAAAGATAGGCATGACGCTGAAGAAACTTGGGCGAACCAAGTTCACCGCAATCTAGCCATCTATCTCCGAATCGATCTCATCATCGACCCCATCAGAAGTTGCGACATCAGTCTCAATGACATCACCACCTATTTGAAATTCCATGGCTGCCTTGTATGGCTCAAGGTAATCAACAACTTCTTGCTCGCTTGATGCGTCAATGATGCCTGGGCATTTCAAAAGTATGTCGATTGGAACCTCATTCTTGTCAAGTGAAGCCTTGAACTTGACCTCCTCACCATTGCAGTACTGCTCCGCAACAATGAAATTTCCAGCACTCTTGGCAATGATCCTATTGGCATCCATCAGACAAGATAGAAGGCCACTAATTGGATTGATGCCATGATCAAAGAGGAGCTGTATGTTCTCCGTGGAGATGTATGGTCTATGGGTCTTGTTCTTCACATTCTTGACTCTAATGTTGATTCCAAGAATTTTTGTTTTCTTGGCACTCAGTCTATACTCAATCTTCTTCATCGTCGCAGTTTCAAGCCTACAAGATGCATAAAAAGGCAATGCATTGCCACCACCCGCTGTTGTCGTTGGGTTTCCATAAAGGACACCAATCTTTGACCTTGTCTGGTTAAGGATGACAACCGTTGCGTCATTCTTCTCCATCACGGTGTTGAGCTTGCGAAACTCCCTTGAGCAAATTTTTGCTCGCTCACCTGGCTGCTCGTTGGCTCCCACAATACGCTTGAAGTCAGCCTTGGAAGCGTTCTCTGGAAGGTTTACCTCACGCAGCTCTCTGGCAGATGGGCTGACACCTATGGAGTCATAAACAATAGCTATTGGTATGTCCTTGCGCTTGGTTCGGACATAATCCACGGACTTGTACATCTTAAGAAATACATCCTCAAGCGTCTGTGGAGTATGACGCACTATCCTGCTAAGGTCACAGTGCGATGCCCTCTGGATGAACTCCTTGTTTGCGCTATTCTCACAATCCTCGAGAATGGCCACGCCGCCAGCCCTCTGGCATCCAAAAAGAACATTAGTGCCAATAAGTGACTTTGACGATGAGCTTGGCCCATAAATCTCTGTCAACTTGCCTCCTGGCACACCGCCGCCCATGAAACGGCCGCTGCAAATGTAATTTATAGCAAGGTTTCCTGCGTCCACAAAATACTTGACGCTATCTATGTCAGCAACTATGTCGCCGCCAGTCTGGCTGGCAAGTTCCTTGAAAAAACTGTCATCATCGCCCGTTTTTTTCTTGGCCATGATTCACCTCTTGATAATTTTCTGTTATAAAATTCAAATTTGTAGACAAGCCAAACATAGGCTCATCGCTGATTTTTTTGTAATGATGCTTTAAAAAAGCGTATACACAATGTGATTACATTGTGTATACGCCAAATTCAACAAGGTCTTTACATGGCGCCAAGTTCTTTTAAGAAGTCCTCGTCAGCCATTGAGTCGTCATCAGCCTGCTTTGGCTTCTGGGACGCTTGCTTGGGAGCGATGTCCTCGTCACGGATCTTATCAGCGCCCGTGGCCAAGGTTGATGATGCTGGCTTTGCTGGCTGCCTTGTGGCTTGACCATAGAACTCATTAAGATCATTGCTATCCTCTTCGACAACCATACCACAATGGACACGCAATGCATGCTTGAGCTCATCTGAGGTCTTAAGCTTTCTCAGCATCTTTAGGTCGATAAGATTGCCAAACCATTTTTCCATCTCCTCTTGAGTTCCGGCAACACTTGGATCCTCAAAGCGACTGTTGTCATAGTTTGGGTACTCCCTTGCGCCACTCTTGACAACTTTTTTGACGAGACGGAAGTCACGGCCAGTGTCTGGCCTTGTGATGTCGCCAAGCTCTTTTTCTCCAGAAACTTGATCGCCATTGATTGCCAGCATGATCTTGGCGTGAACTTGCTTGCCACAGCTGTAGATTTTTGGCCCGACATTCTTAAGAGTGCCGCCCTTGCCATCACTCTCGGATCGAACGATGACATTGTAGTAATACCTTTCAAGCGGCTTTAGATCACGAGCCTGGTTTTGCATGTTCTCCTGATCCTTGCCATTTAATCTTTCGCTTTTCTGCCAAAGATTGTGGTAAAGACTGCAGATTATGCAATCGCCACGCCACGCCTCCTTGCCATTAGCATCCCTAGTCAGTTCCCTTGGACAATGATATTGCGTTTTTCTTCCAGTGCTTGGATTCGTAAGCGTATGAATCCTGGTGGCGCAGAAAAACTGCTGGCCTTTCTTGCGTGGAAGAAATCTCATCAGAACAAAACCGTCACGCTCTGGCATTCTTACAAACTGTTGCATGAACTCGTTTTCAGAGCCTTCGCCTGAGTTTATTCTCTTGACTTCTTTCTGAATGGAATTGAGGTCGAGTGGTTCAAAATCGATAGACATGGATATATCTCCGTTATTTAAAGGTGTTTTCGGACACAAACAGATGTGCCCAATTTGTCGTATTCGGGGAGCAAACAGATGCGCCCCAATTCGTAAGGTAATAGTTACCAGTATCTAGTTTCTTTTACAAGATTAATTTATAAAAAAAATTCCCGGCCTATTTTGGCCGGGAAAACAAGTGTTTTTTGATTTTACTTTGTCAAATCGATAACAGGCTGAGCATCGCCTTCCTTGTCAAGACCTTGTGACTCAACTGCCTTTTTGTGCATTGCTGCAAGTTTATCTTGTAATGATTCGTGCCCTTCACCCTCAAGGTTTGTGTTTATTCCATCCCTTGTCTGTTGCTCTTTGTTGTATTCCGCCTCAAGAGCCTTGAGGATCTGCTGGTTTTTCAACAGCTGCTCACGGATCTTCTCGTCCTTGCTGCTCACAGAAGCATCACTCTTAAGGTTGATAATTGGGTTTTGCTTAGGTGCAAACTCAGATTCTTTTTTTGCCCTTTCCATTTCAATCTTGCGATCCCTGCGAATAGCTTCACGGCGTCGAAGCACCTTTGCCCGTGCCTCTTTTTTCCTATCCTTGCGCTTCTTTGCCACCTTCTGTTCCTTCCTCATGGTTCACCTACTTTCTCAAGTTCGGCATGTTGTCATTTACAGCACCGCCCCAGAAAAGGCTGCCGCCCTCCCTTTGCTTCTGGGTCTCGGAGAAACGCAGCTCATTGTCCGCAAAGAGCTGTATGTTTCCTGGAACAAAATACTTGTCACTTATCTTGATCTCTCTGTTGGAATCATCTCGAATCGTCAGAATGTCACCTTGGATTGATGATTGCTTGCTGTACACGGCATATTTCTTGTCGACCGTGAGCCTAAATCCCTTCTTTGCAACTTCTGGAATCTGCTGTGGCTCAGGGATGTAAACAACATAGTCAACAACCCGTGACGCAGGGCTTGATTCACCACTTGCAGTAAGCTCCTTGCGTTGGTTTGTGGAAAGGGACTCGTGCGGATGGATTATTGGCTGTCCGCTTGTTTGCTGTGGCGCTGGTTGGTCTTCTGCATCCTTAACTGTGAAATCGCCAGTGACCTGATCAAACGAAAATTTCTTGTTCTTTATGACGACACCATTGTCTGTCTCCCTAAAGCTCACCTTCTTCTTGGAAAGCTCAAATACCTCTACACCAATGACAAATATGTCCCTTCTGGCAAGCTGTCCCATGATGCTGCTTGCAAGCTTCTCTATCGGCACATCATCAAAAGGATCGCCAACCTTTCTCTTAAGGGTCTTTGTCTCCTCCTTGTTGTAGGATCCATCAACCCTCTCATGATATGTGTATATTACTTCGTAACCCACGGAAAAACCCCCAAGTGCTTACCTAAAGTAGTAATCACTTCATCAAAATGCCAGTGCCATACCTTGTCGGGAATACAACTGGCTCACGGCCAACACTGTCGGCGAATGCATGCAATGCTTGCTTGATGGATTTGATGTCCGATGCATTGTCTACCACTATGATGCCGCCGCCCGACATGTTCTGCCATGACAGCTCCAGGGAATAAAGCATGTCATCATAGTTGAACTCCTCGTTGAGTATGACCATATCCCACTTCCGTGATGAAAGCCTCTGCTCAAGTCCGACCTCCCTTGCGCTTGATTCAAAGTAGTCGAAATTGCCCTTGTAAGACCGCCTTATGTTGTAAAATCCCATCCTTGGCGAGAAATAAACCCTATCGTCCTTGTTACGGAAGGCAAGAAAGTACTCAACAGACTTGCATGACATGAAGAAGCACTTCTCTAAAAGACCAAGGTTGAAGCTCAATGAAACCATCGTCTTCGGAGCGACAAACTTGCCTAGGTGGTAGTAAAATGGCACATACATGGGGTCACTGTAGGCTGGGCTTCGCCTGGAATTTTCATCAACAAGCTTGCAGTCCTGCAACAATATCTTGCCATTCACAAGCTTCTTGTGAAGTAAAGGCCTTATTTCATTTTGGATGTCTTCTACTGTCGGCATAAAATATTATAAGTCAAAACCAATGGGTGCACCATGTACGATTTCCTTATTGTTGGCGCCGGCTTCTTTGGGTCTACATTCGCAAGGCGTGCGCACGACGCAGGCAAGCGTGTCCTTGTCGTAGACAAGAGGCCGCACATAGCCGGTGCCGCCCACGACACCCCACAAGATGATTACTTCGTGTCAAGCTATGGCGCCCACATATTCCACACACACAGCGAGGAGGTGTGGGAATTCGCCAGTCGATTCACAAGGTTCTTGCCATTCATCAACCGCCCAAAGGCAATGTCAAACGGCAACATATATAGCTTCCCAATCAACCTGATGACAATGCACCAGTTGTGGGGCGTGCGCACCCCCGAGGAGGCAGCAAGGCGTCTCGATCGTGAAAGAGTGAAGATAGAAAGCCCATCAAACTTCGAGGAGTGGGCGCTCTCGATGATAGGAAAAGATCTATACGAAAGGTTCATCTATGGATACACAAAGAAGCAGTACTTGCGTGAGCCAAGGGAACTGCCGATGAGCATCATCCAGCGCCTTCCAATACGCCTAACCTATGATGAAAACTACTTCACCACCAAATATCAAGGCATACCTGCGAACGGGTACACGAACATGATCCGTGAAATGCTACAAGGTGTGGATGTCGAGCTTGGCGTTGACTTCATCAGGAGGCGTGACTCACTCTCGGGCATGGCAAGACATATCATCTACACAGGCCCAATAGACGAATTCTTTGGCTATGAACATGGGCGACTCGAGTACAACACCATGATCTTTGAGCGCAGGGAGTTCACCGGCGACCAACAGGGCAACGCAGTGATAAACCATGTCGACCAGTACACCCAATGCCTGAGGTCAATTGAGCATAGGCATTTCTATATCCACGGCGAGTCGACAAAACACTATGGGGCTGCATCACAGCCATTCACCAGCGTGGTAACCTATGACCTACCAATAAGCTTCAAGGATCACCCAGACCCACTTTACCCAATCCGCAACAAACTGAACAGCGACATGTACCAGAGATACTCATCGATAAGGCCGAGGAATGTTCTGTTCGGAGGAAGGCTTGGTGAATACAAATACCTCGACATGGACCAGTCAATGGCATCCGCCATACAGAAAGCAAAGGCACTTGGTTGCTAGGTCAGTTCATAAAGCACAAGTTCAACGCCAGCCTCGTTGAACATCATCGTCGATGCCGCACAAGAATCGCTCCACCTCGACGCAAGCTCGTCGGAAAGCCTTGGTGCGACACACCGCCTTATCCCGGACTGTATCAGCATTGCGGCGCATGCCGAGCATGACATGAATGGCCATGTCGCTATGGAGCAACCACCAAGATCCCTCTGCGCAAAAAGTATTGCATTGGCCTCAGCGTGCACCACCATTTTGTACTTTGTCTGCCTATCGGCGTATCTTTCGGGGTTGTCATCGACACCCTTGGGGAATCCGTTGTAGCCAAGAGATACGACACGGTTCTGTCGGTCGAAGATGACGGCGCCAACCTTGGTTGATGGATCCTTGCTCCATGAGGCGACATGTTTTGCCATGTCCAGAAATCTCAAGTCCCACTTGCTCATGGCTTGCCACCAACCCCACCCACAACAAGGTTGTGCTGCTTCAAAGCATAGGAGAAAAGGTATGCGTCATGAGACTTGCCAGAATCAAGGAAGAAATCCCTTTCGACGCCAATGGCACGGAAACCAAGACTCTTGAAGAAAAGGTGCGCCCCAAGGTTACCCTCGGATATGTGTATGTCGATCATGGTCCTGTTTCCATTCGGCAACTTGTCTATGAGTTGCGTTACGAGCGTGCGACCAAGGCCACGCCTCCTCATCGGTTGAGATATGGCGATGTTGATGAGGTAAAAGCTGTCACTCATGAGCTCATAAAGCATGTAACCTTCCACCCCTCCATCGACCTCTATGACCTTGCCAATCCTACCCCATGGCTTGAGGCATTGGGCAAAGTCAGACTCCAACCACGGCTCCAGAAACGAGCCCTTGTCTATCCCGATCGCATGCTTCACATCATCCCTGGTCATCCAGCGTATCATCGGCTTCATTGTGTCACCTACCTGACGAACTCGTCTGTGTTGCACATCTTGTCATCCTTGTCGTCCTTGTAGATGTCCCTGTTTAGCTTGTCGAGCTCCTTGCGCAGGGTGTGCCCACGGTTCTGGGCGTTGTCATGGTTCTTGTCCCATGCCCTCAAGTGGTTCTTAAGGAAACCAACGGCGGCACGGCGATCTATGACCCTTTCTTGCAGACTGACACAAAGCTGGTCGCATTGCGCCTTGGCCTTGCAATAGGCATCAGAGCCACCCGAGTCCTTGTGCGTTATGTACAACTCATTGTACTTCGTCTCGTAGGCCAGCTCGGCGAGCGAAAGCTCCTTTGTCGCCAGCTCAAGCTGCTTGCCATAGTAGTCAATCCATGCATACTCCTTATCCATGTACTCACTCAGCGTGAACTCGTTGAACTTCATGTTTTCTGGGTCAAGAACTATGTCCTTGTTGTTGACCTTTATCGTGACGCTTTCATTTGGTATCTCTGGCATTTCACTCCTCATCGGAACTTTGGTTTGCACCTGCACCCTTGGACTTGCCCTTTCTGTCAACAGAGTAAGTGTCAAACGCAATCTCCTCGCTGCGCTTGACCTGGGACCTTGTCAGACGCTCCTTGTATGCGTCATGGGTGATCTCATAGATGTCAAGAGTCCCCATCGTGAAGTCAAACGCCATCTTGAATGGGAAGCGAGATCTCCCATTGCGGTGTTTGATGACAAAACCCCTGCCGATCTCCGCATCCTTCTCTTGCACTTGCTGGTTTATGCTCCAGAATGCGTCAAGTGGCTTGAACTGGTCAAATGATGTGCCTATGTTTGACTCATCGATGTACTGGCTTATCTCAAGCTTGGCCGCACTCTGGTTTGGCTGAACGCATGTCAGCGTGCAATGGCCATTCTCCACGCCAAAACCCCTGAGATCCCTCAGTATCTTGTAAGCACTCTCATACTTCTTAACATTGGGGTCATCCTTCATCTCACCGACATAGTCAATGATTATGAGCCCAGGCTTCCAGCCACGCATCTCAAGCTTGCTGCAATAGCTTCGTATCCCATTCACATCTATGGCGCCACCTGGGAACTGCTTGATGATGAGGAGGTTGGTGTCATCCTTGTCCTTGTTGAACTCATCAATGGTTCTCTTGATGATGTCCTTGGCTTGCAGCAGCGTGTTGTTGTCGACCTTGGCAAACATGCTGGTGAACCTGCCAGCTATGCCAACCTCATCCATCTCCATGGTGAGGTACAACACCTTGTGGCCAAGAAGCACATTCGCAACGGCCGCCTTGACGAGCGCAAGGCTCTTGCCAGTACCAGGCAGGCCAATCCACGCCCCGATCTGGCCATGGAACAACCCGCCGCCAGTCAGTGCGTTGTCTATGGACTCAAATGCACTTGTGTAGCGCTCCTTGCCCTGGTACTGGTCCTGCATGCGGTTGAACATCTCATCTACATTCGTGAAATACTCCAGCCCAGGCTCATAGTTTCTCTCTATGCTCATGGCCATGCGCATCTTGTCATAGATGTATGGCCAGGTCTTCTCGTCCTCAGGAGCCTCATTCATCTTCTTGACGCACTCACGGAAAGCCGTCTTCAGTGACTGAACCTTGGCGAAGAACATGACCTTGTCAAGCAGGTAATCCCTTGTGTCGACGCCTGGGACATAGAAGTCAACTAGGGCCTCAAGTTCTGCGACATGGTGAAGCCTGACGGCGGCATCCCTGTCCTTGAGCCTCTCGCCAAGCTCTTGCTTGATGATGAAGAGCGATGGCGCCTCGCTTCTTGACTTGAAGTAGTTGAAGACAATGTCGCAGATAATGACATGCACCTCATTGCTGAAGTAGCCCGGCTTAAGAAGGTCAACCCCTTGCAGAAGCATGGCCTTGTCGCACATCAGCATGCTGAGTATCTTGCGTTGGAATGTGTCATCCCATGCAAACCTTGGCTTTGATTCCTCGGAGTCCGTGAATGACTCCATCTGCTGCCTTTCCTCTGGCGTGAGATCCCTCATTGTCAAACCTCCAAATAGGAAGAGACTATCAGAAACCTATGGTCAAGTAAAGTTCTGTTTCGCCGGAACTACACGCCTTCCGATCATGACACGGGATTCCTTTGGTTCCAAAACACTACGGAACCTGAAATATGATTGTGGCCAGTTCTGTGTCAGTGTGTGGTACACGACACAGCCACCAAGGAAATTCTCAGTCTGCACGAATTGTTTCTGGAAATAGCGGAACCTCAAACCCCTATCGAGAACAAATATGCTGCATGCCAGCTCCTCCCTTCCCTGCGGCGGGTCAGTGCTGCTGCGCTGGCGTAGCCAACCACTCAACGCATGGCTGCCATTTTTCAAGCTATGGCAGAGGCCACCAACGCTTGCGGCGTATTCACGCAGAAGACCATCACCCCAGAGAACGACGCCAGAATTGAATGGCCTTATGGTGCGCCCGCCGTAATCCAGCGTGCCCCTCTCGCCAAAGGTGTTTTTGTCAGCAACAAAATGGCAGCCATCAAGGCTGCCAAACAGGCCAGCAACATCACCAAACACAAATGTGTCGGCATCAAGCAGTAGCGTCTTTTCCGTGGAACAATGGTTTAGACAAACCCTCTGGGCGGAGGCATATCCATTCTCCTCACCCAGATCCGGGGCTCCTACATCGAAAAGGTTTAGGCCCATTGATTTGCAAAATGAAGGCAACTCAAGCGAGTGCATCCTTGGGACGCCCCCAAGCGACATGGTGATGCCGCCAACATCACGGCTGTCCCTATTGCCATCACTAACAAAGACTATGTCTATCGGGATGTCGTGGTTGTGCTTGCGCAGCGATGTCACGCTGCACCTGAGCATCGTGAGGTAAAGCCAGAACTCATTGACAATGTAGACGACTCTCATGTTTTTTTGATGCCAGGGCAAAGGGTCGAAATGCTAGGTTTAAAAAAGTATATATATGAGTTTCCCGCCGACCTACTGCTTTGCCCCAGCATCCTAAGCTAGTTACTCGCCATTCAGATAATCATACTCAGACAGGGAAACCTGGCCTGACCGTATGGATTTCTCACGGGTTATCTTCTTGCCCATGCTTTTCTGGCCATTCCAGACAATCGCCTTGCAGTAAGTCGAAAATTTAGAGTCAATCTTCAGTAACGCCTTGCGGTTTGGCCTTTTCCGCTTTGGAACAACATTCCTCACTATGGCATCAAGCATCAATTCTTGCTTTGCGCCAAACTTCTGCCTATTGGCGCCATGCCTTGTTCTGTTTGTCCAAAGATCAACGAGCTTGTGGATGACCTTGCCGGTAAAGCCATCAAAATTGTGCTCCTTGACGGATGAAAGGCATTTCTCGATGTAAATCTGCCTCTTGTAGTATGAGCCGGCACGAATTATGCTCAACTGAAGCTCCTGGTTGATGTCATCGAAGTCATCGGTGTAGTTGTTCTTTGAGTTCTTCTTCTGCAGCTGGTGTGCCGCATAGTAGCAAAGCTTTCCAAAACACTTTGTGAGGCAGTCATACTCCTCGGCTGTGATTGGGAATGATTGGCATATCGTCTTCATTTTCTCTTTTTCCCCGGTAAGTTGATCTGTTTCATATCGATAAGGCTCTTGCCGACAAGGCATGACACCCCTATGGTCAGTCCTGGGAACAGTTCGCTCTGCGACATCAATGCCTTTTGGGCGGCCAAAATTGCTTCCCTCATGCCATCTCTGGTCACATAGATCATGAACCCATCATGTACATTGTAAGCTATTTTGGCAATGCCTTTCAATGCACCATGCAGTCTAACAAGCCCATGCATGCAGAATACCGCACTTGGACTCTGGATGGCAAAATTGCGTGCCCTGTAGTGCTTCTCCGCAAAGGATCGTTTCTTGCCAAGCATGTCGGTGTAACAACCAGACGATTCCGCCGCACTCTGAACCGACCTCATCCATGCACTCGCCACATGGAATATGCCATGCACCCTCTCCACTATGCTCTCACACGCAGCCATGGGCAGGCCAATCGACTTCTCCAGACCAGCCGCCCCCATGCCATAAAATATGGGAAGAAGAAAGCGCTTGCACATGGATCTCTTCTCATCACTATCACATGGCGTCTTCGTTACCATCTCATATGCAGATGCATAAATATCATCGGATGAGCACGCCCTTGCCAGCTCATCATCCCTGGAAAGCCAAGCAAGCATTTGCACTTCCATGCTTTTGTAGTCAAGGTAGACAAACAGATGGTTCTCAATCGGCTTTAGCTGGTTCCTGAGTTCTGGTGTCAAAACATGTGGCACATAGCCACGGGAAAAAGCCTTGTGGCTAAGCATCCTTCCATTTTCCTGGCCGACAATGTCATAGAAGGCATGCAGCCTTGTGTCGCCAAGAATGCCAATTGCCTCCATCTCTGGGACAACATCCATGGACAGGGGCAAATGAACAAGGCGGTAGACATCCTGCCTAAGCTTCCATGTGGCCGAATCAGAAGCGGCCCGCAGACGACCCATAAACTCGCTTATATTCGATGGCATGCCCAAATGGGCATCCGAGTGGCTTTCAATCAATTTGAGGTCTATAATCGAACATTGGGGCTGCAATGGCACGCCATACCTTCCAAGGATGAATGAGGCAATCCCCTTCCAGTCCCAGACAAGAAGCCTCTTGTTAGCAGCCATGATTGTTTCATTCGCTGCCTTGACAAAAAACCTCACAAGCCATTCATCACCCAAATTTATTGTGTTGCTTCCCTTTGCGGATGAAATGCCAATCGATGCAACCTTTGACGCTTCACGGTCAGTGAAATCAAGTATTCCACTTGATGATAGGTAAACAATAGGCGATTGCTGATGATG